GGACCGACTCGCTTGACCTGCTTGACTATCGGTTCACCCTTTTTTGTCTCTTCAAGGATCTCGTGGGTCTCGGTACCATATCGGAACTCACGATCCTTGTCTGGACCGAGTTCTCCTTTGACACGAGCACGATACTCGTCGAATCCCTTCTGCAGAACAGAATATGCCGCCATCAGACTCGTATTCCTGGTCGTTAGAATATGGTGCGAACCGGTGAGACATCCGATTGACACCACGCCTACCACAAACGCCGGACCATACAACTTCGTGATAGAGCCAACACCACGAAGATACTGAATCGTGACATCCTTCTGGTAAGCCTGAGTTGAATACTGCTCATGCTCCGAGTAATGCTTTCGCTTGGCTTCATCGAGGTTCTTCGAAGTCTCGTCGACCGTGTCTTCGAGTTTCAGAGTTGCTCGAGAAGCGAGAACCACGGTAGCGACGACACCGATAATGCCGACACCGAAGAGAATCGTAGGGGAGTTCTTCTGGGTGAGAAGGATCGAGCGACCGATCTTCTGTGTTACCGAGTTTGGAATATACTTCACGAGGTTCATTTTTTCTCCTTATAGATATCGTAGATAAACACCCAGCACAGATCGCCGTCTGGACTATACACACGAGTGACTGGCGTTGTTGTCGAGAGGTTGTGCTTAGCGAAATCCCAGGCAGATGTCAACGTTGGGAACGGGATAGGAAGTTGCTCCCCATAGATTTCAGGCCAGACTGCATATTTGACTCTCACATAGTAGTGATCCGAATAGTCCTTTATCTCCATAGGAATCGGCACGATGTCTTCCTGCTCTATATCTCGTCTCTTGTGAGTATTATTTGGATAGCAGGTCTCTCTAATAACCTGCACCCCATGACCGATGTCAACATGAAGAACTTCCGTCATAACATTTCCTAATGATCGATAGGTTCCGGTTTTGGAAGATTCAGAAGATAACCATCGTGAACTCGAGTCACACTGGCGTCAGCATCACGAATGTCCATCCATCCGTATACACCATCAGTAAATGCTGGCGTAACACCAAGAATGCCATATAGATCACTAACTGAGGCAGTCCCAAACTCCTCAATTATCCTGAAAAGACTGTCTAAAGTTTCTTCAGCCTCGACACGACTCTCCAAGATGATCTCGTCGAAGTCAAAGTTAGATCTTGCTCGGCGACTAAGATCTCTGTCTCTCGGGTCTTCACGTCTACCTTCCCTTGGTGTATTCCTAGAATGGATCGGTGGTCTGTCGTAACTATAATGGCCGGAATCAAACGATGACGAACGGTTCCTGCTACGACGACGACCTCCACCACGACCAGAGTCTCCAAGAATCCTTTGGCGTAGCGCTTCTTCTCCGGCGTCATACACCATATCTTTTGCTGCCGGGACAAGAACCCCAAACCAGACGGTTAGCCAAAGAGCCTTAGGATCTACGCCAAGAAGAAACTCTTTGACCTTCCTGCCAACAGGCTTCTTTTTACGAATAACCTCTCCAGTAACAATCCTCTCAACCTTCTTTGGTTCGGACTCTTGTCTTCTCTTTTGGGTGTTGTTAGGATATTCTTCCATGATTCCTCAATCCTGAGTCTTGGCGTCAGTCACTTCATCCTTGACTACACCTCTATTAATCCAAGCGTTATAGTACATATCAATCTTCTTGTCGGTATAGTCCTTAGAAGCGCTGACCGCGATAGCAGTCAAGACCCACGACCCGATTCCGATGATCAATTTCTCTTTTCGATTTTCAGGTGCGGTGTTGTTCTCGATGATCGCCTTCACGATTCTTCTTGTGCTGAAGCCGACAAGGATTGTTACAGACTTTTTGACGGTACCAATTTGGATCATGGCATTTCCTTTTCGTAGGGTTTCGAAATTTAGAGGCAGAAAAATGAGAACCCAGTATCTGTTGGTCTCCGCATAACGGTGGCCAAGACGGTCTCCGCATAACGGTGACCATTCAGATCTCCGCATAACGGTGATCCAGATACTGGGTTCTCATTATAGGACATGTAGTTTGTTGGTCTACCTTATCGGCGGGCCAAGCAAGTCTACCTTATCGGCGGGCCTGCAGATCTGCCTTATCGGCGGATCCAAACACTAATCCTAAAATGAGAACCCTCTGATTACTCATCACAATGATGGGTAAGATGGGGTCCGTCGCAATGACTGACGCCAATCAAGCCTGTCGCAATGACTGACCCAGAGGATTCTCATTATAGGCTATGTTTATTCTGCGATGGGATCACCGCTTTCGGTAAGTTTTGTAAAAGTAAAGCCATTTACAGACGGAATTTTTCCATTCAGTTGCTGCGAAAGATTTCCAGCATTTAAGTCCATTTCTTTCGCCGCGAGGTTCTGACTCGGAAATATAGTCCCGGTTTGATCACACTGAATCGCATTTCCAGAGTTCCCTCGTCGAGGAATTGCGACTTGTATCAATTGAGACGTATGCGGAGATTTCCAATTGACAAGTTTGAATGAATCCACGATCGCTTGATTTCCGTCGTTTTTCTTGAAGATAATAGTACCGGCGACACCAACAACAGCGCCAATTCCTAGTCCAATGTAGAGTTTCTTGTTCTCTTTGAAGTGGTTCTTGATTTTCTCAACTTTAGTATTCATCGACTTTTCTTTCATAGGAATTCGAAATATAAAACCCGTGGGGGTCTCATTATAGGCGATGTTTTTTCTGCGAGACGGGCACATGTTTCGGCATGGATGAGATGCCCTCGGCTGTCGTTTATAAACCTAGCATCCGGAATAGGGCTGAACCCCTACGAAAGGACCCTGTGCTGGTTCCCACCTTCACAGAATCTTACTACTTTCGTTCGAGTTGAGCCTTCAGTGCAGCAATCTCAGCCTCAAGTTCAGAGGCAGTCTTCTCTCTAGGAAGTTCAACCACCTTCTCGACAACTTTCTTTTGCTGATGATCCCTTGTTGGAGGACGAACTGGCGCGTCTGTTCCCGAGATCGACGGCATAGTCAGATCCATACCTTCAACCTTTTTCGCGGTTTCCTCAAATTCTTTCTTCATCCATTCAGGAACAAGACTGTCGAAGAACTTTGCGCCAGCCGTTGGGTCTTCCAGAAACTCGAACACGAGATTGACGAATGCTTCTTTTCCTCGAAACGAGTCACGAAGTTCCTGAGTTTTCTTGACGCCCTTACCGTCGGGAGCCCTTTCGCAGTAAGCCAGGAGAATTGTGTCCTTGATAAAGTCAAAGGCGGCCTTCGTATCCTTTGCTGCTTGAATAGCCTCCAGAACTGCTTGAAGACCGCGTTTGTCCTGGACCTGCAGATCGATGATCTCAACCTTGTCAAAGTTGAAGTAGAAGTCCTCGGTCAGTTTATCTCCGTCAGGCGTTTTGTACGTAATTGTCTCTTTGATCATGTGTTATTCCCCTTTCACTTCGGCCTGTATTGTTTATCGATGTCACGCTTGAGTTTCCAGATATCGAACCTTGTCTTGATCTTGTGGTACTGCTTCTTTCCCTCTTCGAGAGCCACTTTGTCGTAACCGGTCTGGTGAGCGACGTATCCGATAGCGACTATGACGAAGACACCGGTTGAAAGACCACGTCGATCTCCGTGAACAAGAGCCCGTGCGTTCTTACTAACCTTGGCCATTCGGTCAATATGTTTGCGTTCTTTGGCGGCCTTAGCGGCATGATCTGCCATATTCTGCTTGGAGTAAGCCTTCTTGAACAGTTCGTTATAGTCAGAAAGGTTCTCAACTTTGTGGGCGATCTCAGCCTCAAGCAACTTCCGTCGAGTACCAGCGCCTTCTCCGAAGAACATCTCAGCACGTGCCCATTCGGCTGCATCCTTAGCAGCGATTTTACTTATATTCACGGTTTTTCCTCAATCTCTTTCAGGACTTGTCGAAGCGCTTTAGTATATTTGATGCCCTGCTCTTTTGCACGTCGACGAGTTTCTTGTTGAACCCGTCTCTTATTTGGATCGTTGTGATCCGTCATTTGAGGTTCCTTCATATTTTGTCTTGAGTTGGGCAATCCCATGGTCAACAGCCGACTGTTTCCAGTCTAGGTTATGCTTCTCAGCATCAGCGACAACCATAAAGTGCCGCACTACACGGAGTGTTTCTTCTGGTGTAGCATGCTGAATACCCATGTCTGCGATAAGATTTGATATGGCATCCATCTGAATACGATGCTCCTCAGAGGACATTGGAGTCATACCATCGTATGCCGGGTATGCCGATATAGGATCGAATCCGTTCATGATCCAGCCTTTTCAAGTTTGTTGAGGAAATCCCCAAGGGTATAGCCGTGCTCGATAGCGAGTTCGTTGGCAAGGGTCAGGTAACCTCCGAGGGCTACGTTGAGATCCTTGTTCAGTTTCTGGTTCTTCTTGACCAAGACAGTAATCGTGGCAATACCCATAACACTACCAACTAGGACCAAACTCGGCTTTAAGTAAAACCTAACAAAGAGATTCTGTTTGTTTTCTCTCTGAATCCTACGTCGTTCCCTTTCTTTGTAAGATGTATATTTATTTCCATAGTTAACAGGGATCGGTACTGTGTCAGACATGATAATACTCCTTCGTAGGGTTTCAAATATGGTAAGACAAAGAGAAAGAACCCGTGTTAGGGGTTCTTCCTCCTTGAGTCCTCAGTCGAGGGGTGGTGTCTCGCTGGACTCGTCGAAGGTCTCGACGACCACGTCGTCCTCGCCGATGGTGTCGGTGCCGGAGTCGGGTTCAGAGCTCTTTCGCATTCCAGTGATGGCGACGGCTACGCCTGCGGCAATGAAGCCAGCGACGATGCCTCCGACAACCTTGGGGTTGCGGTAGAACTTCTTCTTCACCGGCTCTGACGCCAGTTTGACGGCGGGGAGTTCGGTGGTGGTCGGAACGTTTTCGGCGTCCATGATAATTTCCTTTCTTGTGGGGGTGCTCATTATAGGCGATGTAATTTCTGCGGAGATGACTACGCCGCCATGCATAGGCGTTCAAAATGATAACCGTCGGCTTGATCCTTAAGACCGTTAAGTTGCCGTGAGATATTGCTCTCAGAAATCTCCATTGCAAAAGCCGCTGATCGTTGCGATGTAAAGACGTTTCCAGTCTCGATACAACGAACAACCCAGGATGGAGGACCTTGACGTTCTGATGCAAAATATGAGACCTGGTTCAGGGTCGCGTTCTTCCCCAGCACGATCGAATCACGCTGGGCCTCCACGATCGAATCACGGAGGATAGTTGATCCTGAACTGGATCTCATTATAAGGAATGTAATTCCTGCGACAACCAAACATCCTGCCCCAGCAATATAAACCGTCTTGTTCTCCTGCAAGTGTTTCTTAATCTTCTCAACGTGTTGATTCATTATCTCTTCTATTTTTTAGTTAACTCGGTAGTAGTCCCTCACTGGGGCTATGTGAAATCCTATCGAGATGCAGGGACGCTGATCTTCGGACAAGCATGCCGAGAACTCCAACTCCAACTTAGTCTCGACTCTCCATCCAACCTCTTCAGAATATGCGGTCGGCGCGAGTCCTATCTTGTCGTAGAAATCGCTTAGAGATGCGTAGTCATCGCTGATGAGTTTGTAGTTGATGTCGTTTTGAGCCTTCTTCAAAGTCTCATAAGCACTTTTGAAGTAACGACCGGAGAACTGGTCATAACAGAGAACCTCACCATTCCCCGTTATGATCACCTCACGCCCACCTACGGGATCTCGATCTACATGATCTTGGGCAATTTCATCGCGTATCTTTTGTTCTTTCACATCACCAACTCGCTCAATTACTTTGTCTTTGTACTCGGCGATAGCCTTCTCAGATATAGAAAACGCAGCCGCTACGGCAGCAGCACGACGTGACCCGATGCGATTCGCCCCAACTACACACACGATGGTCATCAGACAACTACCCGCCGACGGAATATAAAGTTTCCACACAAGTTTAAACTCATCCTTAAACTCGATATGACGTGAATTCTTGTAGATGGCCAGTCGTTCTTTCTCGTGTTCGATAACCTCGGCGGCCTTGAATGTCGCCTTACCTGTCAGGAACGCAGTTGTCAGAGTTCCTGTGACCGCAACAATAGTTAGAATCGCTGGAGAGTTATCGGCGATGAGTTTCTCGGCATGCTTGGCTATCGAACTTATGGACATATTATGCTCCTTGTTTATTTCTCAACGGAGGCTCTAAAGGAGGCTTATCGGAGCCAGGACAAATTGCAGAACCTATATGTATGCACTCGCAATACTCCATTAACGAGATCACGAATATGGTGGCAGTATGAGCAACGACCTGATGGAACGGACTCAGTTGATGTCATCGCTGTCGACGCATCTCACGGACGAATATCCAAATGAGCCAAAAACCACATGTAATGCAAACCATGCAGACGTCAAAGATGAAACGCCAAAAACCATATTTCTTGGGCTCGACATAACGATAGGGCATGACTACTCCTTTCAAAAATGAGAGACAAATAAAAAGGGTGAGGGGATGCGGATTCGCTTGCGCGGATCTTTTGCTATGGGAACCGGTGGGGGTTCTGACAACATCTCTCTCATTAGAGGACATGTAATTCCTGCGAGAGGCAAAATTAAAGAAGAGCATTTCTAATCGTTCGGTATCAACAAACTGCATCCGTGGTTAACGGGTAGTGTTCATTCAAACGTTGTAGTTTAATGTCCTTCTCATTCTATGCCATGTAAATTGTGCGAGGCAAACCTAAAGTCCTTGTGGGACGATAGGTCTGAACTCTAGCTCTCGGTCTTGATCTGGTTCTTCTTGGCTTTGCGTCGAGCTCTGACTTTCTGAATCTGCTCGAAGGCAAATGCCACCAGTACAACTCCGGTAAGAAGTCCTGCCGATGTGGCAAGAGTTTCTGCGTAGTCTTTTACAAGTGTTTTGCCAAAGCTGATTTCGTCAGTCTCGGGGGTCTCGATGGGGTCCATGATTTCTCCTTATAAAGTGGGGTCTAGGGGTTCATTATAGGGCGTGTAATTTTTGCGAAAACAAGACGCCTTGCAAGGGCATCTTGCCTTTGAGCGTTCTAGTGAGGAACGTCAGTGCGGGGTGGTGGAAAGCAGCAGGTTGGTGAATAGTATTAATCCGAATAACATCAGTATGATGAATGCCGGAATGAACATAAACGCTCCAACCACTTTCGCAAAAACCTTCATTTCTTTTCCTTTCGTAGGGGCTGCTCATTATAGGGGATGTAATTCTCACGAAAGGCAAAAAATGAGAAGGAATATCGCGATCGATTTATGTTTTGCGCGTCATTACACGGTGCTATCATTAACGCTGTATTAAGCCATCTTTTTCGTATGTAGGCTCCTTCTCATTATAGACCGTGTATTTTCTGCGATGATATACCCAATTTTTCCTCCGGGGGAATTTTTGGGCAAAACTTTTTAGTCCTTGTAGAAACGAAAATGTAGACGACCTGTAAGGTTTCGATTCTTACAGGTCGTCTACTTCTCGATTAGCCTGGGATGGGTTAGCGGTTCACTTGAACTTCAGCCAGAAATCTTTGGCTTTTGTGGTCATGACGTTCCTGCTCTCGTATGCAACGACAACAAGCGTAATTCCGGCATTTCCAAGAATCATGGCAATCGTGTTGGGGCTCAATCTCTCAGGCTTTTCCAAGTCGATGAGATGAGTGAGCTCCTTCACGCGGGCTACGATCCTCTTATATTCCTTCTCATGCGCTTCAAATCCTTGCAACTCGAAAACGGCTTCGTCACGAGCCTGTACTAGGCCAGACTTCTTTGAAGTTCTCCATTTGAACATGCTTCTCCTTTCGGTAGGGTTATCTCATTATAGGGGATGTTTAAACTGCGAGTTTTCCCTGCCGAAAGTTATTTGTTTATCCTGAATATAACCTGGTCCTTGGTATCAAGATCATCAGGGTCTGAATTCAAATTCAATGAGTAAATCTTTTTATTTTCAACCTGTTCGATATCGATGGTACCACCATACTTGGCGTCACTGGAATTGTAAGCTTTTGTGTTTAGATGAAGTATGAGTCCTAGAAACGCATCGACCGCGGTGATACTTCCAACAATTTGTTCAGCATTTGGTAGATTCCAATACCCAGCCAAAGCGAAATATAGAGTACCAAGAGCTGGGAGAAAAACCAGTGCAATAAACTTTAGGCTATCGTAAAGACGATTGGTTTTGATTGGCACTTTCATTTCGATCCATACCTCCAAATTTACTGCCATTTTGACGACTCTATAGATCGAAAATTGTTGTATGTCTTGTTACTTACCGGTACCTTTTTTTTCGACATTTTTATCCGACTCTAATCTTACGGCTGCTTTGTCAGCCTCAACGATAATTTGTTCGGCGGCACGTTGAGCCTCAACTAGCAGGTTAGAGTCTTCTTTTGCTTCTCTTGCCAATTTTGCGACAGCGACCAACGCCGCACTTGCTAATCGAGCATCCGCCAAAAGTTTTGAATCGGCAATCTGAGCAAACTCTTCTTTAAGAGAATCGATTTCTTGGCCTAGAGGCATACCGCTTTTGGTATGCACGGCTTTTTGCGTCTTTACCATGTTGTAAGTCACAACAATAGATACATATAGCAACATTATATCAGCCAAGCCACCAAAATCAAACGTTGTGAAGTCGACTGTCATGGATTATCCCCCTCCTTAAGTCTCGCCGCTGTCTGTTCTGCTTTGGTAATAAGATCACTAGCGGTATTAACCGCCTGATCTGTCAATCGAGGCGGTTCTGTAGTTACGGCAAGTTTAGCCACCGCGGCGAGAGCGGCAGCGACAAGTTGGGCATCGGCTTTAGTTTTTTCTTCGGTCATTATCTCTATCTCGCCACGCAAAGCTTCTATATGCTCACCGATTGTCATACCACTGTTTGTTTTAAGCAACCGGTTATTTACCCGAGACTGAGATGCTGCCTGCTTTGCCATCCATGCAGCGAACATTGCTGTGCCTGATGTTATGGCCCCAAGAATAATTGACGTCCAATCGAGATCTGTTGAGTTATCTGCTATTGTTTGTAGGATCATCTCTTTCCTAACGTCGATTGCGGCTTAATAGCGCTTGAGTTCCATAGATGCACCGCCCAAACTTCCTCAGTGGAAGTTCTACGACCCATAGCGTCAAGAGGAAGAACCCGTTGCTCAAGAGTAACATCAGAATATCGTCTCCCAACACGATCGAGTAAGTGAGCCCCTGATCGATATGGCGATGACATAAAATCTGTCGTTAGTGATGCTGCGACAAGATCAGCCAACATAGGATGACCAGGTGTTGGAAACCATAAGGCGCAACCCTCTCTATGTCCACGAAGAGATGCCGTCCATGGTCGAGATGAACCGGTAAGATCACGAAACGGGATTACATCATGATCAAGCCACAATCCACCATACTCATATAACAACCAATATCTAGAAACATTGGATATGTGACGAGGATTGTCGTTAGGATCTAGTAATTTACTCAATTGTTGAGGCAACGTATCAAAGGTCCAGTCAATCAAATCAACCTGTGATTGTTGCACAATTGAGGTAATCCATACCTGTTCCGGAAGCGATTTCCCCATCCAAAACCTATGCGTACTCATGTGCTACTACCAGGATGTTCGTGACCAGGAGCACCAACCCACCATAAATCAGGAACTAATAATGGAGATGCTGATAATTGTCGTTTCTCTTGTCTGGTATCTGTAGTCAACCCATCATTACGAGCTCGTTGACGAAGAGGTGGGATACCACCAGTATCGATCCACCAGTCGTAAATTTTAGTATTACTTCCATACCATCCATTACCATTATTAGCCCCCATAGATGTATCTATATCTATCCGCACTCCGTTCGAACCAAATTTAGAAATATCATCAGAAGAACAATTATAAGTAAGTATTGACGGTTCTAAACCACAATATCCTCTTAATGGAACCCACCATGTGTTATTTAAATCTAAACCTTCTAGAGCAACTCCTAGAATAGACCCAATAGATGGATTCTCTGAAGATACTCTAACATTTATTGACAACTTCTTAGGAATTCCATGTAACTCCACATGTCCGCAATCACTTGCTGGATCAAAGTGACTTTGATCTGTGTAAGGAACAGGCCAAGATCCATACTCCTCAAGATAAGTGGTATCGTTTTGATCTGACATACCACCAATAACAGCATGAGGTTGAATACCCCAACCAACGCCATCCCCTACCGGTCTTATAATACCCATATCAACTCCCTAATGGAGCATTACGGAACTGACCGGCGACCCGAGTAGACTGAGCACAATACTCAGCAACCCACAAATATGGTGGCGATGAGGACTCCCAAGGCCATGCCGAACCGTCCATCAACTTTCCAGTCAATGCGTCACCCTCACTACCGGCACCAGGCCAATGCCCAGCAGGTTGATCCGATGCTCCATATGCTTGTAACAATCCAGCAGCCTTCAATTGCGCAGCCTTAGTCGTCCAAACTCGAGCCGTAGATAGAGGATTACCAACCAGATTCAACAAGAAGTTAGATGTTACTGGCTTGCCAAATATGGCAATACAGAACTCGTGAGCATTAGGCAATGATGATTCTGAGTCGAATGCTGTATTTATGGTGTTATATCCTGCAGAAGATGAGCACACATAACGAGTTGTTACAACATTACCAATCTGTCCACCAGCAATACGAACCACAGTCCAATACCCACCCTGCAAATTATGAAGTGGAACCTTTCCTCCGCCAGCCTCAGCGTCCCACGGGACAACAGCATTCTGAGTAATTGCAGTAGAAGGAGTCTTTGGTTTTCTTGCAGGATCAAGAGTGTCTTTATTACGCTTCTTGATTGCAGCCAAAGTAGTCATGTCATGGGCAAGATAACTTAACTGAAGCGTAACATCTCCACCAGGAGTAACTGACGCCTGACTAATATGCAAAATCAATCCGTCATCAAGCCCAACTCTACGCATGGCTGGATACATGAACTTAGCAAATAAGTTCTCACCGGCTCTGATCTCCCAACGAGAACCTTCTTCCGGATCCATTGTCAGTGTAGCAGATCCAACCCACATAGGGTCGTACATGATGGCTGGAGCAATCTCACCTTGAGCAAACGATAGTCCTTCTCTTTTACTAGTATCGTTGCCATAGTCTATAAGTCTACCGATGGCCAAACTTGTTTTGTTATACTTTGGGTTAGGACCAATAATAGAACCGTCAAGACGCTCAAGAAATTGCACATTCTCAGTAATTGCTGCTAATGGTGCGATATGAGCGCCATCGAGTGAAGGAACCGATCCACCAACACCAAATAGCGCTGCCCAAGTTTGTGCTCCAACAACGCCATCAACTGTGATCCCGTAACGACGTTGTGCATCACGAACGTCTGTCACATCACTTGCTACATAAGTGTCTTGAGATTCCATACGGTACCCATGGTTACGTAACTCATCAGCCAAAGCATCAAACCCTGTGTGACCATCGCCAGCAGAGAACACTTGACCAACGGCCAAAGGAAACAAAGGAGCATCATCAACACGAATACCAGGATACTTGGCGTTAAACCATGAACCGCCATCAGTTGCAACTCCACTACCCCATACCATGCCGACCATTTGCTGAAAATCATTTGTTAGACTCAACTTAAGCCCAGGATGTCCGATCGCCATAGACCAATGATGAGTTGCCCTATCTTTTAACTTAATGTACGGACGACGTCCAGGACGATTAGTAATAGTCCACTGGTTAGTTGTATCTGCAATAAACGCCGTGGCCAACAGATCTTGAACTGCTCCCGTTAAACGATTGTTACCAGTGCCTCTAACATTGGTAGCGATCCCTGTAACTGGACGATTGCATGGAAGATAGTTACGACTGATTCCACCATCCATTATATCGGCGATCGCTGTTCCAATGTCTCGATGCTTTAAATAGAGTTCTTGGATGTAGGGTGTGTGGTCTGCTTGGTACAAAGTCCCTAGCACATCAAGAGAGAGTCCAACGCCTTGACCATCAATAGCAACCCCAACAACAAGGCCTTCAAATAAGGTCTTTTTACTGCCATTTTGACGGTGGAGGATGATGTCCACATCCTTCCCACCACGTATCCAACTCAACTCACCATGTGATGGTCTTTCAAACCAACTGATCTGAGGAAAGTGGATTGAGCACGCGGCATCTCCATTCGGTTCATTACTTGACCAAATGCCCATCTCCGTTGGATGACCACGGAAATAAGTAACGTCCTTACCATCGATAACGATCTGAATCTTACCCCAAACTTCGCTAATGGCTTTAGCAGGCATCCATTTTACCGGAACATGGAACCTTCCAAAGTTCGAAGGCTTGTTAAAGAGCAAAGATTCACGACGCAACAGTTGCTCAGAGACTGACCACGTCTCTGTCGAGTTTAGAGTAGTAGTTGGGTTTGGATTTACGTTATCTCCGGCTAGTTGTGGATGGCCATCGTCATCATTTAGCAGTACTGTACCGATAGGAAAAGGTGTAAACGTTCCATCAACTTCAGTTCCATCAGAAGGATAAGATCCAACAGGAACACCAGTGTCTACTGAGGTGACTACATTTCCATCAATTGAGAAAGTGACATCTACAGAAAATGCGAACGGGAGAAGAACAACTTCTGATGATGCTTCTAAACTAATTGGAGCTAATTTGGACATCTAAGTCATCTCCCTTCGATAGACAAGGTACCCATCCGCTTCAAGAATTATTGGATAGGTTAAAGTTACTGTATCTTCAATAGTCAATGTTACTGGTTCTGACCAAGGCGATGGAGCCGTCGCCTGTCCGACATCACCAATCCAAGCAGCGTATGCATAACGATACACTCCAGATGGTAAATGCCCTCCTTGAGTGGATGACGCTACACAAATTGGAGCAACAGTTGGGTCAGGGATTCCTTCAAAGTCAACTGGTGGGGTTGGCTCAGGAAGAATCGGACTAATTCGCCCAGTAAGTTGAACTGACATCAAAATATCATTTGGTTCACCAGTATATGCAGATAGGGAACCGCCCTGTCTAGATACGCCGGATGCCTCAATTGTAATTGGGGCGAGATTAAATTTCAAATGACGAGTTTTTGCTGAAGCGTCAACCTTGATTGGGGCGAGATTGAATATAGGACCGTGATTCTTTGCTGAAGCATCCACCTTGATTTGGGCGAAATTGAAGATTGGTCCATGCGACCGTGTTGATGCATGTATAAAGATCGGCGATGGAGTAGCCGCAGTTGTGCGAACTCCTACATACGAAATTCCTGGAATATCAGTTACGTTAGAAGTCCAATTAATCCCATCTGGAGAGGTAAAGATTGTTTTATAACTTAAATCTCCGCCTACCATGATGAATAAACTTAATGTTTTTGACCATGCGATATCACCAATATATTGATCATCAAAACCTGAACAAGATGTCCAAATTATTCCGTTTGATGAGGTCGTGACTATATGCTGACCACCTGCCACAAACAAACCAAGTTCAGACGACCATGCAATCGATGAAAGTGTATGTGTACTAATTTCTTGTTCAGTCCATATAGCCCCATCTGGTGAGGTAAAACAAAATGCTGTTGAGGGATACGATCGACCGTCTTGCCCTACCGCAACAAACAAACCCAACTCAGGTGACCACGCAATCCCATATAGTCCACTCCCGTATATTTCACCAGGGAAGTCAATAGGATAAGTCGTCCAAATTTTACCGTCAGGTGAAGTACCAAAATGACCACTAGTTCCATACGTATCACTAGAATAAGCAACAAAAATTTCTAACTCCGGAGACCATACCAGACCACGCCAATACATTCCAGGAGTAGAAGCAGTTGACCATACAGATCCATCGAAAAGAACAAATCCTTCTCCACCCGCAAATATTAAAACGCCCTCAGAAGAAACCGCTCCATCTAGTAAAGACACATAAAGGTTAGATTCGTAAGTGTCGAGTATTTTTGTCCAAGTTATACCATCGGGAGATGTCCAAACATTATAATATGTAGAAGCGAAGAATAACGACCGTGAAGGGTCCCAGATAATATCAGTTGGAGGCCACAATTCGAATGGATCCGAAGAGAATTCCCAATCAATACCATTAGAGGAGATACCAATTGGTGAGCCACCACCTCCTGTAAGGACAACAAGTTCGGAAGACATGAGTTAACCCCCAGACACTTGACCGATGCCACAACTCACAGTGATCTCAGTCTGACCAACGGCTTCTTCCGTCTGTTCAAGTTGGTGTCCCATTCGATATACACCATCCGACTCTGAATCCCATCCACCCCAGTATGAATATGATCCAGCCGGAGCATCAAACACTACTTCACTGCTCCATGCAACTCCGACAGTGGCAGGTTGTTTGACAGCACCAAGAATGCCTTCGACACCGCCTGCGGTGAATGTAACTGCCAATCGAATATATGGCGGTGTTCCACCAGTCGCTTCGTTTGATCCGTCAATGCCTGGGGTATCTGTATGCAGAGACAGAAACTGAATACGAGATGCCTCCTGATCAGCAATAAAGTTACGATCTGCATCAGATATCAAAGTTGCCATTGTGGTTCCTCTCCTAGATAGGCATTGTTATGACAATGAGTCCAGCAGGTAGTCGTGCGGTCATGCCAGTTTTTATCAAATATGGATTGGTTATCCCGTAACCAAGATACACCCCATATGAATCGTGAAGTGTGTATCCTAGAATCTGACCCCAGTCAACAGTTGCTGGTTCAAATACAACGTCAATTGCTGACTCTATTGATCGAGAACCAGCCCCCATAGATGCCCATGTAGAGTAATCATCAAATGGCATCCATACCGGACCATATTCGGGAGCATCTGGAACAACTATTCCAGTCCCATTAACGTCAGATGGTAGTTCAAGTGTAAGTCCTACATTACATCCCTGTGGCAAATTCCAATTTGCGGTAAAGACTCCTGCTAGAATATTATCAGCAAATATATCACTGATGTGTCCATTAGCCATATCAGAACCCACTTATCCTATTGTGCGTAACAGTGAAATAAATAATCTGAGTGTGTAGTTCTAGAAAACGTTGATCAAGAACTCCGGCTTGACCTACAGCCCAATCGGCAGCCTCACACTGCCAAACACCACTCAACCCATCCCACTGCCAAGATAATAAATATCGAAATTGGCTCATTGCATCAATAACTACTTGGGAGTCGGCTTGAAGATTTGCCTCGGTAGATATGACATGTACCCCAATGTTTGCAACACGCTCGGACTCAACCACACTGGATGGATAACGTCCTTTAACCATTGGACTATCAGATGTAACTCGTCGATGCCCAGTCTCACCCGCACTAAATGTTCCGTCTGGAATATAGTACTTGTTCTTCTGCTCCAACTGAAGATCGGGCAGGCCTAGTTCTTTTCTCGTCACAACGACTGATCTGGTCATATCCCTACTCCAACCATCTGAGGAGAGTCTCCGCCTTCAGCCAATGACAACATTCGATCGTTCGCCCTTGCTCGACGAAGAAGACTGTCTCCATCCTGAATGGTACCGATGTGGAACTCCACTGGACGAGGAGCAGTTTTTTTGTCATCGGCGGGTTTTGTGTTCACCAACGAAGCAAGTGCTTTAATGTTATTGTTGAGCATTTGTGTAGATGTTGTTGGAGTCGCAAGAGACGATGCTGCAGAATACGCTGAACCAACTGAAATCTTTTGAGAAGGCAACAACGTGCTAATTAGGCCAGCATCTTTCTGGACCTTTGTCAAATCCAACACTGGAGTGATGGTTGGTTGCATATCCATAGGCTCGGTAATGAGATCAGAAACTCCGGATATCGACTTTCGCATTGCATCAATAGCATTACTACCAACACCCTCCGCTGCTGTCGACGCAAGACCCGAATATGCTTTTAGACCATTAGCAAGTCCTTGCCCTGTATACATACCAAATTTGTACGCTTCCTTTGATGGAGATTTCGCTCCAAGAACATCGGCAAGTTTGTTAAGAATAGCCCCACCAATAAGTCCTGCATGCTTTGCTACCTCTCGAATTGCAGCGCCAAGTCCATGTACAAGACCTGCACCAACTGCTACAGCCAACTTTCCTGCAGCCGTACCAATTTCAGCAGCGTGATCATCAATCGCCTTCGAAAGTCCATTGACAAAGTTAAGAACGAAACCAACTGCTGAATCTAGAATCTTCTTAATATTTGCAGGAGAACCAATGCTATTAACAAACGCAACAAGAAGATTTACAGCAGCAGCGACAAGTTTCGGAACACCAGTAGCAAGAGCATTCAGGAAATTCGTAATGATGCTGATTCCCACAGCCGTTATGTCACCTACACGACTATTCAATGCCGTCATAAGCCCGATAATCATTTGAAGACCAGCAGCCGCAAGAAACGGTATCAACTGAACAAGTTTTGTAACCAGAGATATAACCAATACACCCATAGTGTAAACCAATGGGGGAATAATGTTGTTAAGCGCTGTAAGAAGGGACAGGAGTATTGTTGTTAAAGCAGTAACAAGCGTAGGTCCGGCTCCGCCAATAACTTTCGCGAATGCAAGCATACCGAGACCAATTTGCTGTGCAAACAATGGGATCAAACCGAGAAGACTCGTAAAACCTGCCATAAGAACCGCAAATCCTGCTGTTCCAATTGTCGCAAACATTGCAAATCCAACAGCAAAGAGCGCAAATCCTGCACCAGCTACTAACATTGCTGTGCCCAATAGCATCATTGTTATACCAAGGGCAAATAGAATAGGAACCACTGGTCCAATAAGTAAACCAGCAACACCAAGAATTAAGAAAACGGCTGAAATAGCCACAAGTCCCTTAGCGATTGATTCCCAGGATAACGAGCCTAGGATTTTCAGGACAACAGCAAACCCAGTTAACGCAAATGCTACAACAACTAAGGCGGCTGCTCCAGCCATAGCACCTGTCATCGCATTTACAGCAATGGCTATAATCCCAAGAGCCAACCCCAAAGTTATGATACTCTTAGCAATCTCAGCAACCGACATGGCTCCTAGAATTTTCAACACACCAGAAATGACAAGCAATGCGCCTGAAACTATAAGTAGACCGGCCGCAGTGGCAGGCATATTCGGTGGAAATGTTCTCATAGCCAACCCGATGGTTCCAAGTGTCGCAATCATAAGGAGAAGACCTTTAGTCATCACACCATAATCCATCGCCGCATATATTCTAATTGCGATCGAAAGAGACATAAGAGCGAAACTTAGAATAAGAATACCTGCGGCTGCCTGAACCATTCCTATAGTACCATTGACAAGTTTAACCATCCCAGTCAAAAGAGTAAGTACGACACCAAGAGCTAGAATTCCCTTAATAAGCACTCCTGTATCAGTCTGTCCAAGAGTAATTACAGAACTCGATAGAATCCTAATAGCTATAGCAAGAAGAATAAGGCCGCCACTTTGAGCCATACCTCCCTTATTTGCTTCCGCCATCTTTGTAAAAAGACTTAACGAAGCAAGAATAGTACCAACACTAGCAAGACCCTGAGCCAATTGTACTGGACTAAGACTACCAAGTTTCTTAACAGCGCTTGCTAGAATAAGAATTGCTGTTGACATCAGGATAAGTGCGCCACCAGCAAGCATAAGATTAGCGCCAGCCTTACCAGTTGTTTTCCAACTATCCCCTTCTCCCTGTTTTGTCATCGTGAGCATTGACTTCATAGTTGCAGTAATCATAATCATCAATGCAGCGATGCCAGCAAGACCAGCCCCAAGCCGCTTCGGATCGAGTGTTGAAAGCACATAAAGTGCTGCCACTAGAACACCAACGGAAGCAGCAATCTCAAGAATAATCTTCGCCTTAACACTTTGCTGCATAGTCTTTAGAGAACTCGTCAACGCGTTAAAGGTTCCACTAACGGACTTAATAAGACCGCCCATGTTACTAAGAAACTTACGAAGTGCTGCATACATAGCAATGAAGAAACCTGTATTAAGTAAAGCCACAGCATCCTGCATGTTCAATCCTTTGATGTACTCGGTTAGTTTATCACCAATAGCCGAGAAGACCTGATTGATAGGATGCAGAATCTTTCCTAGAACGTTTCCAACCTTAGAGAATGCGTTAGTGACACCATCCCAAACACTCTGAAGTTTCTTACCTACGTCACTAAAGATAGAGAGTGTTCCGCTTGCTCCAGTCGCTACTCCACTGGATAGACCCTTGAACATACCTGTAAAATCAATTTTGAAACTCAGTTGACCTTGAAGTTTCTTAACCATAGCAGAAACACTGTTAAACGCAGTAATAACTGGTGCCAAAGCCTTTAGCCCAAGACTTGAAAGGAATTTACCTACAGCCCCTGTAACCTTTGAGATATTACCAAGCATGTTTAGAATGTTTGCCCGAACACCGTTGAACACAGCAATAAGACCTGAGAAAGCTACTCCCATTTTGGTGACAAACCCAGAGGTGTCCCCTTGGAACAAAGAAGCGAACGCGATGGCAAGCATACTAATAAACTTAACCAAAGGACCAAGGACATTCTGCTTCGCCTTGTTCATACCATCGAAGAACGCCTTTATCGCGCCAGTTTTAACCACAAGATCATTGATCTTACTGATGAATGCACCAACTACTGCAGTGAGTGCTAGGAATCCACCAGTACCACCTTGAACAATACTAAACATGTTGAAGAAGGTTGAAATCATACCCTTAACTAGTGCAAAGACAATAGAAAAAATCGAGAAGATTCCTTTAAACGTGGTCTTAAGATTAGCGGCCTCATCTTTTGTAAGTATGAGTTTTGCTACGAAATCCCTGAACACAACGGTTATGTCTACAAGTTGCTTGCCAGTTGTTGCTGGGAATATTTCACGGAATGCTTCTTGAATCGGTTTAATGACAGACATCAATGCCTGAAACGAAAGCGCTATTCCTTGAAGAAGAGTGGAACGACCCCCGCCTTTGTTCCATGTGAGAAGCAATTTGTTTCGTGCATCGTATGATTTCTGCATCATGCCGCCGATTTGATTTCCAACAGCGGTCCACAATACAGAAGCTTGGTCAAGGTTACCAATGACTAATTTGAAACTCGAAGCCCATGACGTAACAACGTTTGAGGTTAGTGTGTCCATCAACTGAGTAAATGACTTTACATTTGTGGCTGAGTTATTAGCAGTGGCACCAAGTTCCTGAATCTGCTTAATCTGTTGTTGCGTATAACCCATAGACTTAAGTTGACTAGCTGACATGTCTCCGGTGTATTGCGACAATGTCTCAAGAAGAACTTTCGATGTCAACCAGCCATCCGTAAGAGAGTCCTTAAAACTCCCTTCCTTCTTAATCATTTTATCAACTTGAATTCCATGAACACGTGCTGTTTGTTTAAGTTGATTCTGGAAATCCGTACCACCAATACCAGCGGTAACCACAGAAATCCAGTCCTGAGCCTTAACAGACCCACTAGCAATTGCTTGAGAAAGTTGATAAATTGCAGAGTTCGCTTTATTTGCGTCACCGCCAGTAAGTGACACAAGGTTGTAAATACCTTTAATCCCTGTAACAGAATCTCCAAGTTTAACACCCTGAGCCGTAAACAAACCAATCGCCGTGGTCATATCACCGAAACTATAAATAGTTTTGTTAGCATAGACGTTCAAATCGGCAAGCGTGTTATTTACATCTTTAATTGTAGCACCAGCCGTTTTGGTGTTAGCAACAATTGTCTGAAAAGCCGTAAGACCAGCCTCATACTCACCGAACCCTTTACCAATCGGTCCAATAGTAAGAGACTTAACCATAGTCATGCCTGCGTTTACTGCTTTGTTTGCAATAGTCGAAAGTGCTGTAATGCCAACAACAGAAAGTGCACCAAATTTTTCCGATAGTTTGTCTACAGCAGATGAGACACCATCAAGAGAGATGTTTTTCGCAGACGATGCGATGCCATCAAGAGCTTTGGTGGCTCCCCCAGAACTAAGACTCGTCTTCAACTTATCCAATGAGCCAAGAGTTGACTGGATACCTTGTTGAAACTGAGCATTGTTGAACTTCATAGAAACAACGCGCTCTTCAATAGTGCTCATGCGGAGGTCACCACCTTCCATACAGTGTTAGAGATCTTGTCGAATATGGGTTTGATAGCGGGGTTGATATAGTCACGTCCTTGAACATACCCACCCCCTCCAGTTCCATAACCATACTGAAGCATTACTGCCACCGGAAATCCATTCTCAGTATCGGAGTTCGTCCAAGTTATAGAAATTCCAGACCTCGACCGAGAAATCTTATACCCCCACGATCTTGATACCAACCCACTGTCATATGGTGCAGCGTATGACAATGCTGATACGCCTTCTTGACCACAGTTATTCAGTACCCTATTAATATCCAGTTTGAACATGGATTTCAAGAAAGAGTCTGTCTTCTTGAAGGAGCCTGTAGATTCGAACGTAAACATACCGACTCCTTTCAAAAGATTAACCGGAAGTGTGTAGTTGCGCTCTTCGTTGTTCATTTAGAGCACGATTTCTTTGTGCAAGTTCGCGCATGCTCATCTTCTTTGGAGGAGAATTCTTTTGGTTGCACACTTTTACCAAAGTTAGAAGACGATTCAGATGCCAATACTGACATTCAAACGGTATCGTGAGTGCTACCATCCAGTAGTAAATAATCTCTGCTGTGATGATCTCACAATTAGGACCTTTGGACTCTCTTTCGTTAAACCAAGTAGCAGTCATCTTAGCATTGATGTAATCGTTTATGTCTTTGTAATTTTCTTGAGAAAGTCTACCGAAAACTTCAAACGAAACGTTTGGGGTTAACGCCATCGCTTGGACATACCACAAGGTCTCTTCGGTTGTCTTATCCTCAGAACTAAGAAACGGTTTCTCGAAGAATGACTCCCATTTTGAGAGGGAAACCAGAGAGTGCTCCAACTCCAAAGTAAACTCTTCAGAAGTTACAAACTCTTGTGCTTCTTCGTCGAATCCTTCGGTCATCGGAACTTTTATTGTGAGCACTCTCCAGCCCCCTTCCTATTAGTGAGTATCCACGAATGGGTAAAGCCAGTCGTTGTCTGTCACAGCCGGGAACTTGTAACCGGAAACCGGGTGAGCAGTTACAATAGTGTCCTCGGTAATAACAACAGCGCCACTTACAGAGACACCATTGATTGTGTAGACCACGCCAACAATCGTCGGAATCGCGATCGTGTTGGTGCCTTGAACGAACGTCGGCTGAGTTGGTACGGCCTCAACAACTGCTCCACTGAAGAATGCAACAACCTCCGCAGGAGTCGGAAGAAGCGGTTCTTCACCAACTGAACCATAGAGAGCATTCTCAAGAGCAGTCAAACCTGCACCATCAACCAAGGTCGAGTCGACTGTCATAACAGCGGTTGGCTTGAAGCCAGGAACGTCAACTGGAGTAGTAGTGACATCCCAACTGAAAGCCATTGCTTCTGGCTTATCGTTGACGGTCCCGTGTGCCTTTTCGGTAGGAGATGCGAGAGCACCATAAACCAGATGCAGTTTATAACCGTAGTCGGTCCCATCGACATCGTTACCCATCAATGTACGATACGCCAACCCGAAAGACTTACGAGTCTGTTGACCAACAGTAACCCCTGGAGTAGGTTCTGCTGTCCCGTCACACTGTGCAAACTCTGCCGGATAGGTGAAAGCCTCGATGGTCGCGCCAAACTCTTCGGCAGCAACGAGGTTTAGATACTTGATGTTGTCCGCATACTGCGGGTTTGCGTCAGCACCAGAAGGCTTCTCAGTAACAGTCGTAAGACCGTTCCATGCAAAACCAGTATCGTAAACTCCGCCAGCACTCGGAATGAACAGAACTCCGCGATCTACACCAGTTTCATAGGTTCGATCACCGACCTGATCCCATGCAACTTTCGTCATGGTGTGGTTCCTTTCTAGAAGTATAGGTTGAAAACATCGTGATTAAGATTGTTTGCTACGAAGAACCTGTTAAATAGGCACATCGGAAGAGCAGCGACTTTGTCTGGAATCACACTGTCCGGATCCCTATCAATAACCGTTACCTGATATCGTTTGACGTAATTGTATGGATTATTGCCAGCGAACTGAGTATCTGCAAAGTCTCGATTATAAACGATGCATGGATACTTCATTTGCACATTGTCTGGAGGTTGGAAATACACTTGGCCATTACCAAGAAGTCTCTCAAGGAGAACCTGGAGATCCAGCCTTTGGCCCATTGTAAACACCACCCAACTTCAAGAGTAGGCGAGGGCTCTGTTTTTCGACTTCTGAAATAGTCCACAAAGCCCCCGCCCACTTGATATAACGAATGGCAAAGAAATGTTCGTTAGCATATTCGTCAGCGACAATACTAATGGAGTTTCCGACAGAAAGATCGCTGTTGACCTCCTGTCCTTCTTGGAACCTTCGGATATTTCTGATTACATCGCCATAATATTCCCGTTCGACAATGACATCATCCCATACCCCATCTGCTTTCTCCACTGATTCGCCGAATCCGATTTTACCGAAGAACTTTGCCATTTCAGTTCTCCCCTAGAATCAGGCCAGGTAGGTGTAAGTCCAGTCGGTGTCGATGTTGTGTGCGAAGTGGTAACCATCGTCCGGAACAGCGTCAACCTCGGTGGTCTCCGTGATGACGAGAGGACCAGCCTGAACGGGCTCGTCGTCAACCGTGTAGACAACACCAGCAACAGTCGGGATCGTGATCGTGTGGGTACCCGGGTTGTAGGTAGGAACCGTCGGAGTGGCCAACGTGCCAGACACGCGCTTGATAACGATTGCAGACTTCGGCTTCGTCAGGGCGCCAGAAACACGAGTCTCAATCAGGTACTTGTACTGGTTGTAGTCGA